GGTGCTGAACGTGGACGGCTGTCCGCTTCTGACCAACGTCGAATTGGCGCCGACGCAGATCGTAGACGTGCTTTACGAATGCGAGCCCACGCCGGTGGAGAGCAAGACCTGGGGGACGATCAAGCAACTGTACCGCCGATAACCTGCAAGACGTGCGGTGAAGATCACTGGAGGAATCCGGTGTACGTCGGTGGGGCGCAGCGGCAAAAAGGGGGTTCGAGGTGAGCGTGTGGGGATGGGTCGCAGTCGTGGTTCTTGGCCTCAATGCGGCCTGGGGTGTGACCTTCTTGCTGCTGCGTATCCACCGCGACCACGTGACGGTCGCAATGGCCCGGCTCGCCGCCGAGTGCGAGCACACGAATAAGATGCGCGAGATTGCCGAAATGGCCGCCAAGGCGCAGGCGGCGGACCCGGTGCGCGCGGCCCAGATCCTCTCGCAGCAAGGGTACTTCGTGCTCAAGCCTGAGGAGCTAGCGAACGCCACCATGCGCTGCGGCTGGGTGGTGCTCGACCCGCAACGCTTCGCGGTGCTCCTGGAGTGCATCGCGCACCGCACCAACATCGACGGGCGCGTGGACGACATGCTGCGACAGGCCGGCTTCAACATCACGAGGCAACCCGATGCCAAGTAGAATCATCCATCGCACGACAACGCTGCGCCTCGACCGCAGCGAGATACGGCGGCTGGAAGCCCGACCGATGGCGCGCATCGGCGGATCGGGCGCGAAGCCAGCAACGCCGACATCCAAGCTCAAGATCGGGATGCAGATCTTCCACACGTGGAACCAGGGGGCGCCAACCGACTACTCGACAACGGCGCTCACTAGCTCCACCTTCAAGCCCGGCTACAACCTGTCGGCTTGGAAGTCGGCGCTCACGTCTCGCATCAACGCCCGGGGCGGCAACGTATCAGCGGAGATCGTCGAGGTTCCAGGCGTCAGCATCCAGCTCAAAGGCCTCGCCATCTTCGACGCCTGCGCCATGTGCGATTACGTCTGGGTGCGCGTGGGCACGCCGCTCGCGCATATCCAGCAGATTCAGTCGCGGTCTCTCATCGGCACGAAGGTCGGCTTCTACTTCTTCAACTTCGAGAGCCATAACATTGCGCCGCAGTTCACGGCTTCGGAGGAGGCGCTGCGGCAGATCAGCAAGCAGTACTTCCTGGACTCGGCACCGAGCGGCGGGTGTGGAGGTGGCGGTCTGAACGGATACGGCGCCCGCACCATCGACAAGTACGAATCGAATGATCGCAGCGGCTCGGCCTGCGCCGCGACCTGGAGCCCATCGAACTACGTGGTCTCCGATCCGCGCACGATGAATGCAGCGCCGGGCTCGAAGCACACCGCCGAGTGCGATGTGCGCGACCCCGACTACATCCAGGCGCTCGTGTCGCAGTTCGGGACCTATGACATCCCGTACCTCGTCGGCGGCAGCGTCGACAACCCGATGCTCTACCAGATGCAGATGTGGGACAACGCCAACCCGCCGTACAAGGGCGCTGCGGTGAACGACTTCCCGGCGGGCTACAGCTCATCGTACCCGGGGCACTTCGGTGGCGGCGTGTACGACGGCTGGAAGGGCCACCTCGGCCAGCTCCTCGCGCGTTACTCGCACCAGGGCGCTGACTTCCTCTGGGCGAACACCAGCGACAAGACCCCCACCTCGGTATCAGTCGGAGGCGAAGGCGGCGGCTACTTCAGCGCCAGCGAGCTGCCGAATCGATACGTCGAGTACTTCTTCTCGGTGCCGGGCACCTACAACACGCCGCGCTCGCTGGCCTCGATTCAGAATGCCATCGCCGACTGCCAACGGGAGACGGTGCGCATCGCCATCGGCGCGCTCTCGGACACGGCATCTGCATGGGCTGTGAGCGCCGGGCCAGGTGGCGCGGCCGGATACTGGTCGGACATCCGCGCCAAGGTGGCCGAGCAGAACGCCTGGGACAAGATCATCCCGGTGGCGGGACGGTCTACGTCCACGGGGTACCTTTTCTGGGAGCCCGAGTTCCGTGACCTAGTCTGAGGAGGTTTGAGACGATGGACATAAACGCGGCGAAGCGCAAGATACGGGATCTTCAGGCATACGAGACACACGACGGCAAGGTGCGAATCTTCCCCACCGGCGCGGTACGCGGCGGGTATTGGGGCAGCAAGAGGGATGCCTTCGTGTTCGGGGTGAAGGTACTCCTGGCGTGTGCGCCAGTCGGTCGCAAAGATCTTCTGGCACGGCTGACGGAGACCAAGCGGTGATTATCTTCCAGGCGGACCGCGAGCTCGGGACGCAGGAACTCGACACCGTCCTCGCGCGCCTCAACAAGGCAGCAGAGCACTCCGTCATGATCGTGCCGCCCGGCTGGGTGATCCACGACACGGCCACGCAGCACAGCTACCGATACGGGCAGGCGCCGCCCGCGCGGGCCTACGAGCCGGACCTGAGCGTGGAGCCGATCAAGGGCGTGGAGTTCGAGGCTTCGGGCGGGCCGAGCTGGTGGCAGCGATTCAGGGCATGGTGGGAGGCGAAATGGTGCTCCTTCAGCTCATGAATCTCGAACGCGAGACTTTCGCGGTTGACGTGGATTCCATCGCAGCGATCGAGCCGGGCCGGGACGGCGCCATCATCAGGCTCAAGGACGGGACCCGGTACTTCTCGCGGGACGCCATGAGCGCCGTGCTGGGCGAGCTGGCAAGGATCGAAGCCGCGAAGACATCCGAGGGTGGCGCTACCGGCTGGAGGCCAGCCTCCGAAGCTCGCTGACCGGCGGACGGTGCTCCTCCACCCTCGACCGCGCCGAGTCGGCTACCAGCGGCCTCCCTTCACCGGGGGGCCGTTGCGTTTGGAGGGGTGTGGTAGCCTCTTGCCCGGGTGGAGTTGGGTTCGGGCGACGGGCGGTGTGGTGTGGGGTCTGGGGCACGACCTAGCTCTGCCTTGGTTCGGCTCCTGCAGAGCGAGCCTGCTGGAGTCCTGGACCGGGCGGCGGTGACGCCGGCTGGTCCGGTAGCCGCCGCTTCCTCCCTCGCCCGCCTCATCCGAGGCACCCCCCCTCCCGCCATCGACGCCAAGAACGCCAAGTTCATGGGCGTCCTGTCCACCGCCACCGCCCCCGCCCCCGATGCCCGACCACTCGTCGAGACCGAAGAGGTCAACGCGGTCGTGGGCCGCTGCGTCGACGTGAAGGCCGTGGACTTCGCCTCCTGCCAGCCCCAGATCTTCGACGTGACCGACCCCGAGAACGAGGTGGAGCTGGATGTCCACCCCGCGCTCGACCTCCTGCGGCACATCAATCCGCTCTGGCAGCCGAACCTCTACTGGCAGCACGTGATCGGCGACCTCGACACGGCCGGCAACAGCTACACGTGGGTGGACATCGACGCCATCGGGCGCCCGATGAATCTCTTCCGAATGCGCCCCACGAGCATGCACATGATCCCGGATGCCTCACGGCGCGTCATCCAGGGCTACGTGTACGTGGACGATCACGGCGACGAGTATCCGTATCTGCCAAACGAGATCCTGCACATCCGCACGCGCAACCTGCTCGACCCCTTCCTCGGCCTTCCCACCATCGGGCGCCTGCGTCATGAATTGCTGCTCGAAGAGGCAATGTCCAATTGGCAGTACTTCCAGTTCAAGAACGGTATCCCGACGCAGATGATTATCGAGACCAATGCCGACTTCGCGAACGAGGAGGAGCTGGAGAAGTTCAGCGACCATATCCGCAACAACTTCGCGGGGGTCAAGAACGCCGGGCGGCCGATGATCTTCCGCAAGGGTGACTTTAAGATTGACAAGCTGGACCGCCCCACCGAAGAAGAGATCGCCTTCCTAGCTTCGCTGCGTTTCACCGCCGACAAGATCGCAATGGTATTCGGCGTGCCGCCCATGAAGCTCATGAACTACAGCGCCGACTCGGCGCTCACGGGCGGATCGAATGCGAGCGCGCAGGAAGCCGGGTACTGGACGGACACCATCGGCGGCATGCAACGCCTCGTCTCCGAGTTCTGGAACAGTGTCGTTCTCAAGCGCTTCTTCCCGAACGAGAACCTCGAGCTGCGCTGGGACCTGTCCCATGTGCGCGCTCTCTCGGCTTCGGAGAAGGAGATCGCGGATGTCAATTCCATTGCGGTCAACAAGTGGATGACGATCAACGAGGCGCGCGAGCGGGCCGGGATGGAAGCCTACGACGAGGAGTTCGCGAACACGCTTCCCGATCCTGGAGCTGCGGCCAAGGCGCTGGCGGAGATCGCGGCCGGCGGCGGCACAGGGGCGCCCCCGAAACCCGGCTCCGCCGGCGACTCCAATCCGAAGGACCCGGAGAAGGCGGACCCGCCCGCCAAGAAGAAGCTCGCCATTGTGCGCATGGTGCCGACGAAGCTCCTCGACGAAGCCGACGAGGCGCGCCGACTGCGCGAGAAGGTGCTCACATCATCCAGGAGATGTACCGAATCGCGGGCGAGCAGCACTTGCAGATCAGTGGCTCTCCGGTGGTGGCCTTCGACGTTAGCGATCCGAACGTACTGCTGTTCATTGAAACGCAGGCGATCAAGGTGTCGGCGTCCGTGGTTCACACCACCGTCGAGATGATCCGCAAGGCCATTGCAGAGGCGGTGAACGCTGGCACGCCCGTCGCCTCCATGCGCGAATCCATCCAGGCGGCATTCGCCGAGCGCCGCGCCGACTGGCAGCTCGACCGGATCGCGCGCACCGAGACGCACCAGGCGCAGGAGGCCGGCGGCTGGCTGGCGGCCAAGCAGAACCAGATCGAGTTCAAGCGCTGGGTATCGTCGCGCGACGGCAAGGTGCGCGGCAATGATCCTGACGACGAGGCGGACCATGTGACGCTCGATCTGCTGCCACGCTGGCCGATGAATGAGCCGTGGATCGATCCTCGCAACCAGGGGCGCCTGCTATTCCCGGGCGATTCTTCGGCGCCCGCCGCTTGCGTCATCAACTGCCGCTGCACGTGGATTTCCGACTTCTCGCACCTCAAGAACTGGACGCCGCCCGAGCCCGAGTACGTCTGGCTCCGCAAGGCCGCGCGTCAGCGTGATTTCCAGAAGGTGCTGCGCGGCTTCTTCAACAAGCAGATCCAAGGCATGGAAGAGCGCGCACTCGCCGTGTTCGACGCGCAGGCGCAGATCGCAGCCTGAAGGAGAACGGAATGGGATTCGTAACTCGCGGCCTGGAGATCCAAGAGATCGACAAGGCTACGCGCACGATGGTGGGCAAAGCATCGACCACGATGAAGGACCGCCACCGCACCACGATCAATCAGGAGCATCTCGAAAAGGCCATCGCCGGCTACACCACGCGCCAGCTCTACTACATGCACGACCCCTACGCCATCGTGGGCGAGACGCTCGACATCTCGCACAACAAGAGCGAGAACGCAACCTACCTCAAGGCGCGGCTGGGCGAGGGATTCGACTTCGCCTTCAGCGAGACGCCGTTCACGCAGAAGACGCTCATGAGCGTGGACAACTTGTGGAAGCAGATCGAGAGCTGCGGCGGGCGCCACGGTCTCTCCATCGGCTTCAACGGTGAGCCGAACCCCGACCAAGTCATCAAGAAGGGCGATCGAGACACGCCCGTCGAGTGGTTCCCGACCGACCTCGTCGAGGTCAGCCTGGCCACCATCCCGAGCAATCCCGAAACGATCGCGACCATCGAGCGGGCATGGGGACGCGGTCTCGACGCAACGATATGCCCGCTCTGCGCGCAACGCCAAGGCAAGACGCGCCAACTGGACGACGACGCAGCGGTGCGGGAAGCGCTCGAGCGTTTGCGCCGCGGCGGAATGGACGAACACGACGACGAGGACATTCTCGTCGCGATGGGAAAGGAGCTGCACCAGTGGATGCCCGCGAAGCAGTAGCCCTCGTCGAGGGCCTCAAGAGCATGATGAACGAGAAGTGGTCCGAAGTCGAGAAGCAGCGGCGCACCGACGAGGAAACCCGCACCGAGTTCGACAAGCGCATGACGGACATCCAGAAGGTAGTGGACGAGGTCCGCCGCCAGACGGTGCCCGGTCAGCAGACCAATCTCTCCGGGGTCGAGCAGAAGGTGTACGGGGCCACCCGCACCGGGCTCTTCCGTGGTCAGATGACCATTCCCTACGCGCCGCCGCTCGACACGGACGGCAAGCGGACGGGCGGCATCTCGGCCATGACGCTGTCGCCCACGTCGCCCATCGTGCGCGACCGCGACCGCGAGCAGTTGGCCGAGATACAGAATCTCAACGACGCCGTGGTGATGCGGTACTGGATGCTGAAGAAGCAGAACCCGACGTGGGACCCGCAGCAGATCCGCGACGCCATCGCCAAGACGGGCGACTTCAAGGACTACGCCTACGCGCTGCACCGCGCCGGGTACTGCGACCTGACGCGCGCCAACGAGATCATCCACCCGGGGACTTCCGGCATCGGCGTGAAGCTCGACTTCACGCTGCTCTCGGCGCAGCTCTCGGATCGCATGAAGATCCAGCCGGGGCTCATGAACCGATTCCCCGTCTTCCCGATGGTGCGCAAGCGCGTCGATGTGCCAACGCAGACGGGCGACTCGATGGGCATCCTCGGCGGTGGCGCGACACAGCCGCCGCCCACGACCAACGCCTCGGGCACGTCCACCGGCCCCGGCTTCTACGTCGTGCCGGCGTCGCAGTACTGGACCAACCCGACGTTCAACTCCGTGAGCCTCGTCGCAATCCACACGCTCGGATTTATCGTGTGGAACGACGATATGTTCGAGGACAGCATCATCCCGTTCGTGCCCCTCATGCGCGAGCAGGCGGCGCTGATGATCGTCCGGGCGACCGACACGGCGCTCATCAACGGCGACCTGACGGGCACCCACATGGACTCGGATGTCACGAACGCCTGGGACGCGCGCAAGTCCTGGGACGGGCTGCGGAACCTGGCGCAGACCAACATGAAGACGCACTCGGGCGCGGCACTCACCCTCGCGGGGCTCCGCACGCTGCGGGCCAGCACGGGGCTCTACGGCATGGACCCGCGGGCGGCCTTCTTCCTCGTGCACGTCGGCGGCTTCTACGAGCTGCTGAAGGACGCGAACGTGTCGCAGGCCTCGCAGTGGGGCGATGCCTCGGCCAGCATCCGCACCGGCACGATCACCAAGATCGACGGCGTGGACTGGAGTTCTCCGAGTTCCTGCGCACGGATCTCAACGCGTCGGGTGTGTACGACGCCACGACCACGACCCGCACCATCGCGGCCTACTGCCGGCCGGATCGCTTCTGGCACGGTGAGTATGGATCGGTGCAGTTGGAAGAGACGCGCATCGCGCCGGCACTCAACACCATCATGCAGGCCGACGTGCGACAGGACTTCAAGCCGCGCGACAGCGACCTCGTGACGAGTGGCGTGTACGCCGCGGGCGCCGCGCCGGTCAACGTCCTGTACAACGTGCTGGCCTAAAGGAGAAGAGGAGCCACGACCCAAGGGCAGCGCCGCGAGTCCGAGTCGGCGCTGCCCGCTCCTCAACCAAAACCATGACGATGCCCACAACTCCAACGCCGGGAGACCCGGCAGTTCCCGAGGTTCCAGCAGATGGTGCGCCGACCGATACGGCACCGCTGCCCGATCCGCTACCACCGCCGGTGGAACCGCCGCCACCGGAGGACCCCGGCACGGTGACCATGCCGCCGCCGGATCCAGTACCACCGCCGGTGGTATTCAACGATGACCTGGCGCCACCGCCGCCGGAGTTCTTGCCGGACCCGACTGCCGTGCCGCCGGCACAGGCCGAACAGGACCTCATCAACGAGATGCGGACGGCTGCGTATCAGTCGGCC